TAAAGAAACGACGGCAGCAGTAGTTACCAACCTGCTTGGGCTTACTCCTGAAACCGGGCAGTTTTACATTCTTTACGGACTTGTTAATTCAGGGAGTGGAGCCACATACAATGTCAGCGCGGGTGCCGTGTTTTACAACGGAGAAGTATACGACGTGCCGGCTTTCTCATTCACTCTTTCAGGTTCTGAGGAAGCATGGCCACAACTCGTAACTACCCAATATACAACAAATGCCGATCCGGTAGAATTCACAGATGCCGTGCCTAGAAACGTTCACAACATTAGACGAATGGTAGTCAGCGCAAGCGCGACAGGGTTCGGACTTCAAAAATTTGACCTATGGGTTCGCGGAGGCGCGTGGATTTACGGAGACACGAAAGATGTAGTTTGCGACAGTACTTATTTAGGCATTCACTTCGACGGAACCGGTAAAGGAAGAAAAGAGCGAAAAGGTTGGGCTATAATGAATGGGAACAACGGAACGCCAGATGTGGGGGGACTTGTTGTTGTTGCATATAAACCGGCAACCTATCCGCTTGGCGCAACAGGAGGTACCCCTGATTCTGTTGTTGTTTCTCACAAGCATAAACAAAGCGTTTCGACAACTCCGGGAAGCGTTCAGGGGATTGTCGGTGACCCCACGGCTGGAGGTAGCGCTATGACGTATTTGGAAACTGAAACCGTTGGAGAATCTGGTGTTGGAAAAAATATGCAGCCTTACATTGTTCTGCTAAAAATAATGAAAATAAATGACTAGCAAGAAGAATCTAGCTTTAGAGCGGCGAATACAAGCTTACCCTCCGCCTGCTCTTTATAATAAAGTTGTTGCCTTTTCAGAGCGTCAAGGCAAGAGCGTTAGCAGTATAATCACTGACGCACTCCGACAATATATAGAAAAAGAATCAACCCGCAAATAGCGGGTTTTTTTATAACGTATATCGAAAATAATTTTGATGGGCTGTGTTAATTTTGTTTTATGATGTATTGCATAGACCCAACACTTGACGAGCCTATTATGCTCATTAACTCACACATCGGCTTTGATGAGGCCGACGGGGTTGGTGTTATCGGCTCGGAGTTTCAACGAGAGTTAATGTATCTCGATACACTTGGCAAAAAGAGAATCCAAGTTTGGATTAACTCGGTAGGCGGTAACGTCATGGACGGATATAATATTGCTTCTGCAATTTTAAAAACAAAAACACCGGTCGACACTTATAATTTAGGATTAGCAGGTAGTATAGCGGGTGTTATCTTTATGTGTGGGCGAAACCGCATAATGATGGACTATGCTCAATTTATGATGCATCCGGTTCAAGGAGTTAAAGACAAAAATGTAAAAGAATCGTTCAACGATAGTCTTTCATCTTTACTCAGCGCAAAGGCTGATATTTCTCAAGAACAAGTGGCCGAAATGATGGCAGCTACTACTTGGATGGGCGCGGAAGATTGTTTGAAAAACGGCTTCTGTACTCAAATAGAAAGCGCAAAAGACGTGAACAAAAAACGTTTAAGCACAGCGAATCTTGACAACTTCTTTTTAGAGGCTAAGTCAATCGTAAATAAATTAGTAACCAAAAATCAAAAAGTTATGTTAAAAGTCACCAACAAACTTGGACTTAATGAGGATGCAAACGAGGACAGCATCTTAAAAGCTATCCAAGAGGCTGAGAACAAGGCCGCGACCGAAAAAGCCCAATTGGGTGAAGAAATCGAAGCTTTAAAAAATCAGTTGCAAGAAAAAGAAACCGAGTTGCAAGCCATTTCGGAACAAGCTGAGGCTACACAAGCCGAAGTTTGCAAAAACATGGTAAACTCGTTCAGTGCAAAAATCGGAACAGACGAGGCGGTTGTCAATAAATGGATTGGCCTCGCTAAAAATGATTTCGACGGAACAAAAGAAATGCTCGAAGCGTTGCCGATTAATGCGGTAGCGAACAAAATCGAAATTCAGCCGGGCAACCCTGCGCAACCACAGCCGGGCGACTACTTGCTTGAGCGTATGAAAGAAATTAAAAACCGTACAACCACAAAATAACCATAAACGATGAGTTTAGTATTATCAACAACAAATTATACCCAGTTTGAAAAGGATTTTTTCATCACTGAGGCAGTTATCGGATTGGATACCGTTAACAAAGGGCTTATGTATGTAGCTACCGGAGTTAAGAATGACCAATATGTGTTTCCAAAACTTTCGGCAGCTCCGAAACTACAAGCGGCAAGTTCGACACCTTCGTCAAGCGGAACGACTACTTTGAGTAACAGAACTGTTACTTTAGGTAAATTCCAAGCGTATGAAGAATTTGAGCCGTCTATTTTTGAAAATCATTGGCATCAAGCTGAATTGTCTGACAGACTTTTGGCGCGTGCTTTACCGGTAACGTTCCAAAACTACCTTACTACATATTACACTCAAAAGACATTCGTTCCGATTGAGCAAATGATTCATTTGGGGTCTACCTCTTACGTTACAACCTCAGGGGGTTCAGCAGAGCCGGGAGTAGGTGCAAACGAGCAATTGATTTATTTTGATGGCATTATCAAGACAGCCTTGAATGCTTCAACGCCAGCTTTGCAGGTAGCTTCTCCGTCAGCGATTACCTCATCGAATGTGATTGCGAAAATGGAAGCTGCGAAAAACAAAATGCCGATTGCGTTGTTGTCAAAATCTAATCGTTACGAGCGTTTAAAATTCATCATGTCAGTGGTGGATGCTCAGAAATACGAAGAAGCGTTGACAACAACAACCTACAAAAACAACGACACAACCGAGCGCGGTTTGAACCGTTACAAAGGTTACGAAGTTGTCGTTTGCGCTGGTTTGCCTGAAAATACTTTCTACTTCTGTGAGGCAACAACCGATTTAGAAAGTAACTTGCAGTTGTGCGTTACCGATATGGATAACTTGTCTTTCGAGATTAATCGCTTGCAAAACAACTCGACTTTGCACTTCTACAAAGCCATTATGAAAATGGGGGTAGGTATTGCGAAACCGTCAGAGTTCGTTATCCACACTACGAAAGTTCTTTCGGATTTTTCAGCTTAATAATTACTAACCGAAAGGGGCGGTTAATCCCGCCCTTTTTTTAAACATAAAAGTTATGTATAAGGACGAATTAAAAGAACTTCTTGAGGAAAATAAGAACATTAAATCTGTTTGGATTAACCAAGATGGTGAATGGCATACGTCAGAAACACCGGATTGCAAAGAAGTTAAAAGAGATGATATTTTAAAACCAGCTAAAAAATAAACAAAAGATGAATAATATAACTTTCGTAAAAGGCAAAGGAGGTCTTGGCCGTCCGTTGCCGGGCAAAGACTATATTTCTGGTCTTTTGTTTTACACCGGTTCTTTACCTAGTGGTTTTTCAAGCTCAAACAGAATCAAACAATTTTTTTCTGTTGAAGAAGCTGAAGCTGCCGGGATTAAAGCAGACTACAGCGATGAAACGCAAGCAACCGGAGTGTACACCGTTTCAAATGTAGGCTCGAATGGCGACAGCATCGAGCTTGTTTTTGAAGAACCAACGCAAACCGTATCGCTCGGAACGTATGTAAAAACATCAAGCGAAACAACCGTTACAGCAGTAGCAACCGCCTTAGTAGCAGCAATAAACGCAAGAACGTACATTCACGGATACACAGCTACAAACTCAGCCGGAGCGATCACTATAACCGCTCGTTTAGGTTTAGGAGTTTGGCCAAATGCGGGTTCTATGCTTAGCGCTGTTATCGCCGGAACTATCGCAGGAAGTGTAACGACTGATTTCTCAGGCGGAGTTGCTTCTGTTCAAGCGGTAATGCATTATCACATTTCTGAATATTTCAGAATGCAACCAAAAGGAAACTTGTACGTTGGCATCTATGCGGTGCCGGGTAGTTACACTTTTTCAGAAGTTCAAACGATGCAAGATTTCGCAAACGGTGATATTCGACAAATCGGCGTTTACGTTACGTCAACGAATTATGCGGCATCACAAACAACCACATTGCAATCTGTAGCTAACACGTTGGACACGCTTAAAAAGCCGCTTAGTGTTTTGTATACGGCCAATGTAACGACTGGAACATCAATCGCCTCGCTCACAGACTTAGGCACATTCTCAAACAACAAAGTGTCAGTTGTTATCGGGCAAGACAAAGCCGGTTTGGGTAACTTCTTATTCAAGACTACCGGAAAATCAATATCTTGTTTAGGTGCTACTCTCGGCACGGTCGCGCTTGCGAACGTACAAGAAGACATTGCTTGGGTTGGCAAGTTTAACTTGTCAAACGGCATTGAGTTAGAATCAATCGGTTTCTGCAACGGCGAATCAGGGTTGTCGCAATCGGCTTTAGATTCACTAGATTTGAAGCGTTATATTTTCCTTAGAAAGTTCCCGAACTTGGCGGGGTCGTATTTAAATGATTCACACACAGCGGTAACGCAAACAAGTGATTATGCATACATTGAAAATAACCGCGTAATCGACAAAGCAATCAGAGGTGTTGACCAAGCATTGCTTCCATCGCTCAACAGTCCGCTTCTTTTGAATGCTGACGGCACACTCGCAAACAGCACGATTGCTTTCTTAGAAAGTCAAGCGGTTGTTATCACTGACAATATGGTCAGAAATTCAGAGGCTTCGGCCATATCGGTTTCAATCAACCCTAACCAAAACGTAGCAACAACCAGCGAGGTTGTTGTAACAATTAACATCGTGCCGGTAGGAGTTGCAAGAAACATTGTAGTTAATATTGGTTACAAAACATCATTATAATTATGGCACTTACACCACTTATCAACGGAGTAAATTATAGCTGGGCTAACATCAAACTTATTTTGTTTGGTGTGCCGGTTGTTGGGATAACCAAAATCAGCTACAAAACCAAGCAGAAAAAAGAGAATCAATACGGAGCCGGTTACGAGCCGGTGTCGCGTGGGTATGGCAATAAAGAGTACGAGGGGTCAATCGAGATTTACACCGACGAACTCAAGAGATTAATCGCCGCCGCTCCGGGACGCGACCTTATGGCAATCCCTCCTTTTGATATTCAAGTATTATACGAAGACCCAAGCACAGGAGTATTTTTATCACAAGACACTCTAAAAATGTGTGAATTTACAGAAGAAGGTTTGGACGCATCGCAAGGCGATACAAAACTTTTAGTATCTTTGCCTTTAGTAATTGGTAAAATCGTAAGATAATGCAAGAAGAAATTCAAAAGAAGGCCGACGAAATCGGCAAAAGGCTAAATTGTAAAGTACTGCCTATCGTTTTTAAAGATGAGGAATCAGGCGAGGATATTATCGGATTCATGCGTGAGCCTAGCAGAGCTATGAAACTTCGCGTACTAGACAAAGCAATGACTTCGCCAGTAACTGCCGCAAGTGAATTGTTTGATGCTGTACTCATTAAAGAAGAAAGCGATGCTAGATTTTCATCCGAAAAAAGCGAGGACGACAAGTATTACCTTGGCGGCACGATGGCGGTTTACAGTACAGTACAAATGTCGGTAAACACTTTTAAAAAAAAATAGCCGACTACGTCATTGACGAGCAACAAAGTAGCGAGGAAGCCAAAAAAATTGCGCTGCTTCGCTACTTTTCTCATTTTACGCTAGACACAGATAATATGACTGACGACCAAATCGCCGAGGCTTGGGGGCAATTACAATACGCGCTAGAAAAAACAGGACAATTTTCAAAAAATGGATAACAAAATAACCTATACTGTAACCGCTCAGGATTTGCTTTCTGGTAAACTTCAGTCTATGAATATGCAGGCCGACAAATTAGACGGCGGTATGTCTAAATTGATGGGAACTATCAACGGTGTTGGTGCGGCGGTAGGGATAGCTTTTGGCGTTCAACAAATATCTAATTTCGTTGGAAAAGTAATTGACGCCGGAACAACCGTCGAAAACGCAACGACTGGGTTAACTACTCTTTTAGGGGATAGCGCAAAGGCCACAGAGGTCGTCAAAAACACAATGATTGACGCGACAAAAACACCTTTCGCTTTTGAGGGTCTTTTATCAGCCAATAAAGCGTTAATCGGAGCAGGGATAGAGGCAGGGCGCGCGCGTCAAGATGTTTTAAATTTAGCCAATGCTATTGCGGCCACCGGCGGTGGCGATGCGGAATTGCAGCAAATGGTTGTCAATATGCAGCAAATATCAAACACCGGCAAAGCTACGGCGATGGATATTAAACAATTTGCTTTTGCAGGGGTTAACATTTACAAGGTTCTAGCAGAAGCTACCGGCAAGCCTATCGAAAAAGTAAAAGAAATGGAGGTGTCTTATGATATGCTTTCGTTTGCTTTGGCTAAGGCGCATGAAAAAGGAGGCATTTACTTCAACGGGCTTGAAAACATGGCGGACAACACATCGGTGAAAATATCAAACGTCGGCGATGCTTTATTTCAATCGTTTGTTGATATTTTCGACAAAATAAAACCTATGGTTGACGGTGCACTCGGGTATATATCAAACTCAATCGGTGATTTTAAAGGAACAATGAATGCGTCGATGGATGCGATAATTGAATACCTGAAACCGCTCGCTGAACCGATTATGTTTTTGATAGATAAATTCAAAGCCGGTTTTGAAAAACTTTCTAGCGTATTAAGTCAATTCAGTGTCCAAGGGGTTAGCGTCTTGGTTATGCTTCGAGAAGCTTTGTCGGGGCTTATCTATTATTGGGGCTATATGTATGACGCTTTATTTAGCTTTTTATCTATTGTAGTTGATGTGTTTCATACCGTTTATGTTCTTTTGGAGAAATTAGGCATTATATGGGTAATCGCTAAGGCTTTCAGTATCGTTTGGGAGATTATTAAAGGAATCGGAACGGCAATAAAATGGATTTACGAAAACACATTAAAGCCTATTTTTGACGCAGTATCATGGGCTTATAGACAATTAAAAGACTTACTTGGCATAAAAGATACAAAATTCACCGCGACGGTAGTCAAGAAAGAAGAAACTCAAACAAGCGGCAGTTTGTCGCCATCAAAAATAACGCCTTTATCAACATCCACAGCCGCAAAAGGAAAGTCTACCGCAGGTGTTCAAGCCAACAAAGCTGTAACTATAAACATTCAAATAGGGTCGCTTATACATGATTTTAAAATATCTACAACCAATTTGACCGAG